CAGATGATGCCTCAAGACCCTTGACGAACTTATGGCCTGAGTCACCCATTGCGGTCACTTCAAGCTCATCAAATGCGCGGTTAAGTGTTACTGATGTAACGTGGTCTGATAGATCGACTGAGTTTACCTTCACGCCGACGTTGTTGCTTAGAAATACAGCCATGAGATTATTCCTCGTCTTTCTTAGTAGTTACTGGCTTAGGTGTTGATGGTGCTACCTGCCCGATTTTCTTCAGGAAGGCTTCTTGCTCTTTTTCCCACTCGGACATGTTAACTCCAACTCGTTAGGACTGAGATATTGATATTGCATGTAAGTAAATCACCAGATGCGGCACTGAGTACGGCTGGAGCCGATACATCAGAGACGTTATAGGTGAATGAAGAGGCAGCGAGCAGGTTAAAGACCCGAACGATGTCATCTTCAATTCCATTGAGATTGCCTTCGTTGTCCAAGAGAGGCACGAAGATGCTCACGACGAAATTCGCCATTGGTGAGATTGTTGCATTCCATCCGTTAGATGGAGAAAGGTAAGGATCTGCCGGTGCGATAACTACGCTATTGGCAATGACTGTTGCAGGTGGGAATGAGAAAACTGAATACTTTGTATTGTCTGTGAGTGCCGTTGCGATATTAGCGCGAAGTGTTGAGATGGCGGCCATTAGCCCACCATCGATCTCGGATCAAGATAACCGCTTGCTAACAAGCCTCTGATTTTGCCCATGATTGCGTTGCCCATGCGATACGGTGACGGCTGATAGCCATCGATCGTAACTCCGCCAGATGATGGCGCTTGGCGTGACTGCCAGATATCGATTGAGATCATCAACGCTGCTTCTTGAATTGCTGGAATTGTTGATGGATCGAGATAAGTCTCAGCCGTTACCAAGCCGTAAGGATTGACAGGATGGTAAGGAGCAGCCGTATTGTTGTTACCAGATATAGCGTAAGTAATTGAATACTCGCCTACTTCTGTAATTGTCTTGTTTCCGTTGTGCTTTGATCCTGATCCTGAAATCACGACTGTCTGGCCGACGTAGAAAACATCCTTAGTTGGTTCATCAAAATAAGAAGTGCCTGTGTTAGTTGTATTGCTATGCCCGACGAGTGGGGTTGTATTAGCCCAGATGAAAGGAAGTAGAACATTGTCAGCTGCGTCAACAACTTCTTGCAGGGTCGCGTCAGCGTAAAGTGTGCCTACGCCTAATGCGCTACGAAGTTCTGCAATTGTCGTGAGTGCCATGCTGATTCCTTTCTAAAGACTGGAGGGGTAAAAGGGCATTACCCCTCCAGCGACTTAGGGTTTTGCTATTAGGTAAGGTTGAACTTACGAACGCCCTTGCCTGACTTGGCAAGATAGATAGCAAGGTATCCGTAGAGATTGATTTCAATCTCGCCAGACGTAAGAACGTTTACGCGGAGTTGTGTTGTTGGTGACTCCCATGTGTAAACGGATGCTGGAGCAACTAGGAATGCTGAGTTATCAACGATTCCTGATGCAGCGATGTTGTGATCAACGATGAGATCAGTTCCAAGAACTCCACCAACAACGCTTGTAGCAACTGCGTTGCCTGATGCGTTCTGTGTTGCGCCTTGTGCTGAGTAAAGTGCGCGACCTGTTGAGTCTGCGTATCCTGCGATAGCAGCCCACTGATCTGTTGAAGCAACAAGCTTGTTAGCGAAATCGCCACCAGTTCCCTTGTATGCTGCTGCGCCTTCGACTGATACGAATGACTGAAGTCCTGCTGCAGTTGCTGCAGTTGTCGCTGCGGTTGTTCCGTCAGCAATGAAAGCCGCTAGAAGTGCTGCATCTGTAGCCTTCTCATAAGCCTTGCGAAGTTCTGCCATCATCAATTCCATGAAGGCCGGTGAGCTGCGATCGACGAGCTCAAAACTTACTCTCTGGAGGCCTGAGAACTTGTTGATTGAGATCGTGTCATAAGCTGAGGTCATCCCAGTTTCTGATGGTGCTGAACCTTCGTTAGTGTCTGCAACTGTTGGTGCAACATCTGGAGTAGACGCATTGGTATAAAGTCGAGGGACTGTGAAGCTCATCCCGTCAATGCCTGCAAGTGAGCCGCGTGTTGCAGCCTCGAATGCTGGGCGACCTGTGAAGGTATCTGTGAGGAAAGTGTTGAGATGTGACGGCAAAGTCAGACCTGTGTTGGTTGAAGTCGAATCATCGGCTGCGCGAACTGTGCGACGAGCTTCGTCATCGCCTAGTGCTGCCTTCATTGATGCTTCGAGGTATTGTGCTGATGAGATTGGAGCTACACGCTCGCGTACTGTAAATGCTGCTGCAACTGTTGGGCGAGCGGCTTCGACTGCTGCTGCTTCAACTGCTGGAGCTTCTGCCTGTGTTGTGTCTTCCACAATTGGCTCGCTTTCTGGTTGGATTTCTTCAGCAGGAAGAGTTTCTTCCGCTGCGATCTCTAATACTTGAGCAGACTTAAAGGCTGGCTCGGTTACTAGAGAAACTTCTTTTAGTTTTGCTGATGAGACTACGATGTGTCCATCTCGTGAAGGCTTTGATGCGATTACTTCTGCTCCTACTGAAAGACCAGAGACCAGACCTTCTTGAGCCTGAATAAGTGCATCGTTACCGCCTGTAGAGCGTGAGAGCTTGAAGGTTGCATAGATGCCATCTGCGCGAGTCTCGGCTGCAATCATGCGACCGACCGGCTTCTTGATGTCATGCTGGCTTAGTAACTTGATCTTTGAGACATCTGCAATATCAATAGAACCTGCCTCGAAGACAACTCCACCCATGTTGGTATTGCCGATCTCGCCTGTTCCCATTGGCACGATCTTGCCTGAGATTTCGCGACGTTCTTCGCTGCACTCAATAGATGATGCTTCGATGATTAGTGTTTCCATTAACTGATTCCTTCGCTTCCGTTAGGAGTTAAATCTGTCATCTCCATGGCTTGTTCTGTTGTGATAAGTCCCAGAGATAACATCTTTTCGATCACACTTAGTTCTGCCATTGGATCTTGCTTTAAGAATGTGTCATAAACTGCGAAGCGAACTTCATGGCCAGAAGTGGAGATGTCATCCATGCTCATTCTTGCCTGAATCGCTTGGATATAAGGCTCAAGAGACAACGCGAAGAATTGTTTACGCTCGTCTTGGATGTTGGAGTACGTCATTGATGTGTTGGCTTCAGAACTCAAGAGGTAAGCCGGTACGTTCATAGTTCTGGCTATCTGAGTGGAAAGTGTCTGAATTGCGGAATCGTACATCATGTCTTTAGGAGAAAATGAGACTGGGTTGTAATCTAAAGTAGAAGTTAAATACGCAGTAGAGTTATTTTGACGTGCGCGCTTCCAAGCCGCTATGAGTCCTTGAACTTCATTAGGTGGAAGATCTGCCCCTGAGTTTTTCAAGAATCCAGTCGGTTGTGGATTGGCAGAGTTAACTGCTGCTGCTCGTTCGACATCGATAGCGGCTTGGATGGTACGACCACCACGCTCTAGAACGCCTTCATCGAATCCTTGAATTGTGACGATGTCGTTCATGTTTACTGGACTTGCGTCGATGTAATACTGAGTTACGAACATGCCTTCAAGGTCAGTTGTAAATGTAACGCGAGTGTTAGCAACCCACTCGAAAGATGATGGACGGCCGTCTTCAGCATAACGCTCTGTAATTAGTAAGTAACTTACGCCGTAGAATAGAAGTGAATCAACGATCCAAGTAAGCGTTACGAATGAAGGCTGAGATTTAGACAGTTGAGAGATCCAGCGCGGAGGCGCGATAACTTCGCCAGTGCGCTTGTTGTAATACTCAAGAGGGATAGATCCGACTGTTCCGCAGATCAGGTTACGAGCTCTGGCAACTGAAGGGACAGTCATGGCATCATGTCGAGAGACACGAGCGACTAGAGCATTGTAAATAGAGGGCATGTTCTCGCCCATTACCTGCGGCGCGTATTGTGCTTCGATTACCTGCGGCTTACGCGAGAAGATACCCATAGAGGGCAATTATACACTACATCTAGTCTATTCTGTGTAGATAGCCGCTATCTGTTGTGGTTTCATTAACATTGATACAACCATTGCAAGACCAATCGGTGCAGAGATATCGCCAGCAGACTTTCTCTTAATAATTCTCCAAGCTGAGTCATTGGTCTTAGCCGCGCAGTTATTCATCTGCTTAATCAATTCTTCTTGGCCATTGTGAACGATTCTAGAGTTAACTAGACCATCAAGAAGATCCGAACACGCCTGATAAAACTGCTGGCCTGATACGTCCTGTGTAATTTGTCCGGCATTGGCAAGGCGTTCGGCAATCGATTGCGTTGCGTACTTGTCAAAGCAGATCATCTTAGGTCGATATTGATCAGCCCACGCCTTGATGTCAGCTGCGATCTTGAGATCATCTACCGAGACTTGACTTTCCCACGTCTGGAGGATTCCCACTCCGATTCGCCCGTCACCCATAATCTGACCAGCAACGAGGCTCGCATTGCGGCGAGACGGAGATACATCAAAGCCAAAAACTGTATAACCGCCGATCGGAATCGTGAGCGTGGCATCGGAGGTCGCCTCAAGTACCCCATGAGGCCATGGACTCTGGAGAGAATCAATCCATTGACATAGAAGTTCAGTTCTAGTGTCTTCAATCTTGTTAGTTGCAACAGCTTCTTCAAGTGATTCCTCCGTTATCGTGTGACCTAGCGCAGGGTTGGCCATTGCCCACCCATTGCGGTCTGTGATCTTGCAGTATTGTGGTGCAGAGTATTCGTAGAACCCGAAAGACTTAGGCGGTGCAGATAAGGCACGCTCTCGAAGATTGTTGAGAGTTTCTGAGAAGGCGTCCCCGGCATTCGATGTCAGTAAGGTCTGGGAATTGGCGCGTGCTCTGGTCGTTGGAATTGCAGCCGTGTACCCGTCTTTACTGACCTCGCGGAGTTCATCAATCCATAAATAGTCACACGTCCTGCCTCTTGAACTGTCACGCGTGTCGCTAACAAGGTCTAGCGTTGCCCCGTTGAGTAGTTCAATGCGCTCGCCTCCGTTGGCGTAGCGGATTGCCTTAGTGCCAGCCTTGAGGTGAGGTGCATTCTCAATGATCCACGCGATCTCACGAAAGGTCATGAGGGCAGTCGCTCGGTTGGAAGACATGATCAGATGCTTAGTCTCGCCTCCATAGAAGAGACCCCAGATGATACGCATTCGCCCTAGATGGGACTTGCCATTCTGTCTTGCCACTAGAAGTAGGGAAGTCTTGCGAATATACATTCCTTTAGCATCTACACGCATCATGTCATCCAAAACCCACTTCTGCCATGGCATTAAGGGCATTCCAAGATCATCTGCCATCTTGGCAACCTCGTCAGCTCTAGTTTTACCTTTGAGAAGTGGAGTGTGAACCCTTGCCTTGATTGCCCCTCGCAGGGGTTGTTTACGAGCTGCCATTAATCAGGACTGTCTGTGACTGGTCGGGCGGTAAAGGGACTGTCTCGGTGAACTTCGGACTGCATCGGGGATATTAAGGCAG